TTACTTGGAGAGAAGTTGCGAGAATGAAAAACTCAGTCAACACTAATCTTTTGATTATGGATGAGGTATTTGATTCTTCACTTGATGGATTTGGCACAGAGGAGTTTTTAAAGATTATTCGTTATGTCATTAAAGATGCTAATATATTTGTCATCTCTCATAAGACAGGATTAGAAGACAAATTTGAAAGTGTCACAAAGTTTGAGAAAGTCAAAGGTTTTTCCCGTATGGTGGCTTAGAACAAGGAGAGTCATGCAAGTCCCAAATTGGAAGCACCATTCCAAGAAAGAACAAAAACGAAAACTGAAACCACAAGCACTGAGGCAAGCCAAAGCACGACTTGCCCAGTTCAAAAAGCGTCACATGGGTCGTCCAAAAGGCGACCTTTCTTTGTATGATGGTCTCATACGAAAAAAGATTCATGTCTGTCCGTCACGAAATCAAGTCCCAACTTGCTAAACTGCTTGCCACTGAGGACTTAGTGGTGGAGCACAAGAAAGTAACAACTGCTTGCTTTAACGTACATACTCGTGTCTTGACTCTGCCTCTGTGGGAAAAGGCAAGTGGACTGGTATACGATTTACTTGTTGGTCATGAGGTTGGTCATGCTCTGTTCACTCCCGATGAGGATTGGACTGAAACGGTAAAAGTTCCCCCTCAGTTTGTGAATGTGGTTGAGGATGCTCGCATTGAGAAACTGATGAAGCGTAAGTATGCTGGTCTTGCAAAGACTTTTTATAATGGATATAAAGAACTAAACGAAGACGACTTCTTTCAAGTCGCTGATGAAGATATTTCTACTTTTAATCTTGCCGATCGTATTAACCTTTATTTCAAGATTGGAAATTTTATTTCTCTCGATTTTAATCCAGAGGAAAAAGAAATTGTAAATTTGGTTAATGCATGTGAAAGCTTTGCAGATTCTCTGATTGCTGCCGAAGAACTTTACAAGTATTGTAAGAAAGAAAAGGAGCAGCAGCAGAAGGTTTCTGATTTTGATTCTCACGAGACTCAGGGAAATTCGGGATCTCCTGCAAGTGATTTTGTGGAGACTAATGACTCCTCTTCTGAACAAGAAGGGGAGAGTGATAACTCTTCTGAAAAAGAGTCTTCTGAATCCTATGGTGGAATCGCTCAGGGAGATAAAACTTCTTTCAATTCTTCTGAAACTGAACCAGATATCCGAACTGCGGATTCACTTGAAGAAAAAATTCGCAATCTTGTCGGAGAGCAGTCTGATGAAAACGTTTACGTTGAGATTCCTCAGGTAAATCTTGATACCATTATTGGTACTAATTCGAAAGTTCATGTGGACATTGATAATTCGTTTTCGCATCAACAGAAAATTCATAATGAACATGCAAAAGAAAGGGGATATTCTCAAATAAATCTTTATAAAGAGTCTGATATTTCTTTTAAAAAATTTAAGTCTTCTACCCAAAAGGAAGTTAATTATCTTGTAAAAGAATTTGAGTGCCGTAAGTCGGCGGATCAATATGCTCGTGCATCAACTGCCCGTACAGGAGTTCTTGATACTACTCGTCTTCATACTTACAAATATAATGAGGATCTATTCAAGAAAGTTTCTGTAATTCCTGATGGTAAGAATCATGGTCTAGTCTTTGTTTTGGATTGGAGCGGTTCTATGGCAGACGTGATGCTTGATACTTGCAAGCAACTGTTTAATCTTGTTTGGTTCTGCAAGAAAGTTTCTATTCCTTTTGAGGTTTATGCTTTTACCAATGAGTGGCGACGTGGTGAGTATGATTATGAAAATGATCGTTATCTGGCATCTGATCGTACTCCCCATTATCAGAAAAAGGATGGTTTGATCTGTGTAGATGAAACCTTTTCTATGATGAACATTCTTACCAGCAAAGTTTCTGGTAGTGTTCTCGAAAACCAAATGTTGAATATTTGGCGTCTTGCTTATTGCTTTGAGAATCCATATCGTTGTTCTTATACTCATCCAAATCGTCTTTGTCTTTCTGGAACTCCTCTTAATGAAGCTTTGATTACTCTTCATCAAATCCTTCCAAAATTTCAAAAAGAAAATAAGTTGCAGAAAGTTCAATGTATTGTTTTAACTGATGGAGAAGCAACTCAACTTATTATGCATAAAGAGTCTAAACGACATCCTCAGGGAGGAACTTACATTGGAACTGGATACATTTATCCAGGAACTACTTTTCTTCGTGATCGTAAGGTTGGAACAACTTATAAGTTTGGGTATGGATATCATCAGTTTACTGATGTTCTTCTCAGGAATTTGAAAGATAAATTCTCGTCAATTAATTTCATTGGTATTCGTGTTCTTGAAAGTCGAAATTTTAGTCGATTTGTCAACATGTATCATGATAATGATACTAAGGAGTATCAAAAAATTCAGAATGATTGGAAAAAACTAAAGAGTTTTACCATCACCAAGTCTGGATATGATGCATACTTTGGTATGTCTGCAACTGCACTTTCACAAGATACTGAGTTTGAAGTTGCTGAGGATGCCACTAAGTCACAAATCAAATCTGCTTTTGTCAAGTCTTTGAAGACTAAGAAACTAAATAAAAAACTTCTTGGTGAGTTCATTTCTCTTGTTGCCTAAATATCTAAAAAGTATCTACTGATATGAAAACCTTTCAAGAGTTTATGATGATCGCCGAAGGAATGACGATGAGGGACTTCAAACAACAAAGAAGTCGCCAGAAGCAAAAAGAAAAGAGAGCAGCAGATAAGATTGCTCCTAATCGCAGAAAGGATATTCATACTGATAGATATTCTCCTGAGAGAGCAGCAAGACATCGTTTTAATGTAGATCCTGATTTTGATGAGGGCCCAGCAGCAGACGAAAGAAACTATCCTGGTGGTAAGTTGAAGAATCCTAAGAAGATTCGCAAGGCAAAAGCACTTGGAGAACTTGGTGGATAGTGGCATGAAACAAAAATTTCCACTCGAACACTTAATCAAATACGATACCAAAGAAGTGTGGGTGATTTGTAACAGCGCAATTACTGCTATGGGTATTCCTGCGATAGTAGAGAAGTTTTATCCTGGTTATAAAGGAAAAATTGCCAACAGAGAATCCTTTGAAAAATTGAAGAACCAGTTGGCAAACTGACCACTGGGGGTCCTAGTGACCCCTTTTTCGTTTTATAATGACTTTAGTTAAAAACTCCATTATGTCTCGCACCAAAATGAACGACGATCAGATTCTCACCGATCTTCGAAATACTTTCGGTAAAGAATTTACTGCCGCAGATGTTCGTGGATATTGTGCGTCAAAAAATGTTTCTTATCCTACTGTAACCAAGCGTCTTGATCCCTTCAAAGTCGGTCGTGGTAAGTGGAATCTAGAAGTGACTCCAACCGTCATTGGTAAAATGGAGAAGGCATATCAAGCACCTGCCGCTCTGCCTGCTATCGAACAAAATCTCATTCCCGATAAAGATGATACCTTCGTCAAGTTTGGTAACTTTAATGATATTAAAAAGATTATTCAGTCCCGCATCTTTTATCCTGCGTTCATTACGGGTCTTTCGGGTAATGGTAAAACGCTCAGTGTGGAACAAGCGTGTGCTCAATTGAAGCGTGAACTGATTCGCGTCAACATCACGATTGAAACTGATGAGGATGATCTGATTGGCGGTTTTCGTCTTGTAAATGGCGAAACTGTCTGGCACAATGGTCCTGTGATTGAAGCACTGGGGCGTGGTGCTGTCCTGTTGCTAGACGAGATTGATCTTGCCTCTAATAAGATTCTCTGCCTTCAATCTATCTTGGAAGGTAAGGGAGTGTTTCTCAAAAAGATTGGTCGCTGGGTCAAACCTGCTATTGGATTTAATGTGATTGCCACTGCTAACACCAAAGGCAAAGGTTCTGATGATGGTCGTTTTATTGGCACTAATGTTCTGAACGAAGCTTTCCTTGAGCGATTCCCTGTGACCTTCGAGCAGTCCTATCCTGCTCCTACCATTGAACAGAAGATTTTAGATGGTGTTGCTCAAGAACTTGGTGTTGAGGACGCTGACTTCTGTAAGCGACTGGTGGACTGGGCTGACATCATCCGCAAAACTTTCTATGATGGTGGTATTGAGGAAATCATCAGCACTCGCCGTCTGGTTCATATTGTTCGTGCTTATAGCATCTTTCAAGACAAAGCAAAAGCAATCCAAGTGTGTGTAAACCGCTTTGATGATGAAACCAAACAGTCCTTTCTGGAACTCTATGACAAGGTGGATGCTGATTTTCAACTTCCTGTTGACGCAGAATCTCAGTCCTGATAGAATATGAGGAGATAAAAGTGTCTCCTTTTTGTCCTTTACTATGAATCAAAATGTCCAAAAACTTTGAAAGCACTTATGAAAGTTCTATCCCTCAAAAATTTGACGATATTGTAATCTGTGGTGGGAAGGGGACTGATACTATTTCTTTTAATAGTGCTCAGGACTTTATGTATACTACTCAACCAGTCCCATCTTTTTACTTTGGAACTCACTTACCTGATAATATTACTTTTAACTTGAAAATGCCCGAAGACACAAACAAAAATGGTTTTTGGAAGTATGAAGAAGATAAGACTCTGAAAGAGGTAGAGCAGTATCTTTCCAGTACCTATCATTCTCACTACACCTCCGAAACTTCTAAAACTCAAACACTTGATTTGATTGAGAGTATTGGAGACGCAGAGGCATTCACTCGCTCAAACGCCATCAAGTATCTTTCTAGGTTTGGTAAAAAGAATGGTAAGTCTAAGCAAGATATTTTAAAAGCGATTCATTACTGCGTTTTGCTCTATCACTTTGCTGGACTTCATAAGAACACCACTAATACTTACAACTATTGATTATGAAACTATCTGATAAAACTATTTCTGTCCTCAAGAACTTTTCCTCCATTAATCAATCTATTTTGTTTAAAGAGGGAAGTAAACTTCGCACAATTAGTGTGATGAAAAATATTCTTGCTGAGGCAACGATTACTGAAGATCTGCCCAAAGACTTTGGCATCTATGACCTTAACCAGTTTCTGAATAACCTGGGTCTCTATCAAAGTCCTGAACTGGATTTTGCAAACGACGGGTATGTTGTTGTCCGCGAAGGCAGGTCTCGTTCGAAGTATTTTTTTGCTGACCCAAATGTCATTATTACTCCTCCAGATAAAGCAATCAATCTTCCCTCTGAAGATGTTTGTTTCGAACTGAATACTCAAGTTCTTGATAAACTTCTTAAGGCTGCTTCTGTTCTTCAACTACCAGATATTTCTGCTGTTGGTGAAAATGGTGTGGTAAAACTAGTTGTTCGTGATAAAAAGAATGACACTTCTAATGCTCACGAGGAAGTTGTTGGCGAAACTGATTCTGACTTTGTGTTTAACTTTAAGGTAGAAA